AGCGGCATCATTCTTTGGGAGCCTATACCCCCGCACCTCCGGTCGAGACTCCATGATCTTACCCGTGTTCGGATTGCGGCGCTCTTTGGACATCCCCACGACAGCGCCCACAATCAGGCCACGCATCGTACCAATATCGCCCGGCTTGTCGGGATTTGGATGGCCGCCAAACTGTAAGAGGCTCTTGAGTTGGCGTTGCCCTATCTCCTGTGCCTGCTTGCTCGTTTTGTGTGACACGTTAATCCAATGGCGGATCGTGCCAGTGCCACCCGTGTCCTCAAGTTCAACCATCACCTGATGGCCATTCCCATTTGACATCTCTTGCCACTCGGCGTTGAGCACCTTCACATCGTATGTGCCCGGTTGCAATAGCGATACGCCGCGTGACTCTGCTACTGCGCTTAAATCCAATTCGTTAAAACTGATCATGCTGCTTTTTTCTCCTTGATTTCAGTTGGCTTCTTCGATAATTTCTTACGGTATTTCTCGTAAGTTGCGTCGTCACTACGAATTAACTTAAGAAGGGTCACAACGTTCGAGATTTGCTCGACCGGCTTTAACCTTCTTCGTGGATCACGAGATTTCCCATGCCACCCACGCACCTCTTCCGTGATGATCAGTCTCCTGATCGTGGGTGCTGTCTTGTCTCCGTCCGTCACTCTCACGCCACAAAAAACATGATCAAACAACGCGGGTATTTGTTTCGCAATCTTTGCGCCTTTCACTAAGGGCCAATAGTTCACGTTACCGTTGTCATCAGACTCCTCAGATACGAGGCAGGTCATGTAAACGTGCATGTCAACATCACGGAGCCACTTCAGCGCCCCTATCATGAGGCGTGAATACTCGCCCCACTTTGCGAACCCATTTGTCACATCTTTGAACTCTTCATCGATGTGTTCCATGAGTTGTTCGGAGAGTTCAGTCAGGCTGTCCACTGCTAACCACTGGAATCCCATCTTCTTGAACTCTGGTGTGCTCATCATCCGCACAATTCCACGGAACGAAAACACTCCGTTGTCGGGATCATGATCACCATCCCAAGAAGAGAAATCGACGTACTCGATTGACGTGTCCTCCAAACTCTTGAGTCCGCTTTCACCGGAAAGGATTAACCCCTTCCCGTACGCTTCGGCGTAGAACCTGCACTGATGGGTTTTCCCCCACCCGTGATGCCCCATCACTAGCGTCTTGTCTCGGATGAACGAAGTGTCATCCGTTGTTTTTGTCTTAAACATCATGTTTCTCCTTGATTTGCTGTGCTTCACTTTCGGATGCGTACTCCGCATAGGTCAGCCTGTCATAAACCACAGGTGCCAGTGCAGGAGTGAGGAGCGCTCGCGCTTCGTTGGGCAACCGCTCCCACGCCTTCTTATCGATCGAGACCTTCACTGCGTCAGTGATAGGCCCATCAATTTCTTCATCACGATTTCTTTTCATAATTGCTTTTAAGTTCGCTTGATCCCAGCCCATGCGTTGGTGTGTCTTGAGAAGCGCGCAGATGTTGTTTCCTAATTCCATGACCGCTGTGCGGCCGACAGGTACGGTTTCAAACAACCCGCGTATCCCGTTTTCAATCTGCTCTAGTTCTTGATTGGCTAAGTGCGCCTGCTTTCTGGCGGCCTTCCAGCCAGATGCGATCGTTGCCAGTCGGTCATCGACGGTCAGCACCACGGGCCTTTCACAGTCCGCTTCAAACTGACCCCACTCATCAGACTCAATCACCGAAATCACTTCGTTTTCAAACATTTACACTCCACTTGCCAAACCCAACCGTACTCAGTATGATACCCTTCGGTTCCATTGTCAACACCTTTTGGGGCCGTGTTGGGTACACCTTTTTATCGTTCAGGAGATACAATTCATGAGTGAGCGGATCATCGATCTAAAGCGACTGATTGACGATCAAGGTGGTGCGAGGGCCGTTGCCGAGGCAATCGGCGTGCCACGCACTGCCCCCTATCGTTGGGGGCGTACGAGAAATGTGACGTTGCGAACATTGGAGCGGGTATTGAGCGCCTTCCCCCATGTTCGTATCGAGAAATATGTAGTTCCCACGGAGAGCACACATGAGCATCGAGTACACAGCAGAGGAGAACCCCAATCGTGACGCCGCGCTTGGGTATTTGGAGCAGGACTGGTCGGTAATCCCGATCAACCCGCAATCAAAGAAGCCCTACCTCCCTTGGAAGAAATATCAACAACGACGGCCCACAGAGGGGGAGGTAGAGCAGTGGTTTGATGATTGGCCTGATGCAAGATTAGCCGTTGTCACAGGTGAATTATCTGGCATCGTCGTGGTTGATTGCGATTCAGAAGAGGCCCATCAGTTTGCCATCGAGGAGGGGCTTTCATCACCCGTAAGGGTTAAGACTAAGCGAGGAGTGCATCATTATTTTGAGCATCCTCGCGATGGTAAGAGGCGTGGCCCAAGGGTAGGCGGAAATTCACGAGGCACCGACTGGCCGAAATTCGACGGCATCGATTTCCGGGGCGATGGCTCTTACGCCCTACTCCCACCCAGTACAAATTATTCGTGGGACATTGCTTACCCCTACACCCAAACTGATATTCCGAGATGGAAGGACTGGACGGGGTCACCCCCCATCTACGAGCCTAATGTGGTCGATATCTCAACTGGCGACCTCATTGACTTCAACAGCCTTGACTTGTCTGGTGTCGAAGCAAGGACTCATATTCCCGAGTGGGATGCCACTGACGCATTTGTAAAGGCGAATTTCCCGAGTGGGAAAATTCCCACTGGTGCAAGCAATGGGCGCAATGATCGAGTCATGCGTCACCTGTCCGACATGATCTTAGAGGGCTATTTCGGAGACGCGCTTCGGCAGAAGGGGCGCGCCTTTATGGCCCGATTCTTTGAGCACGACCTTGACACCTATGAGTTCGAGGCGACGGCCGCCAGTGTTGAGCGTATGGAGCGTGAGAACCACCCCGAACGGTGGGATGCAGACGGCACTTACATCTACGGAAAGATTACGCCGCAACGCAAGCGCAAATTATTGACTGTGCACGATGCCGATCTACTTGTATCTGAATCCGCGAGCACCGCTTTCTTTGCTGATCCCTTTCTATGGCGTGGATCGATCACACAGATTCACGGCTACTCCGGCTCAGGCAAGTCGATGTTTCTCCAACATCTGACCTATGCCCTATCCGCAGGACAGCGTGACTTCGGCCCGTTTGAACTAAACGGCCCTGTGAACACGCTTTATTTCGACTACGAGAATGGTAGAGGCGTAATCGGCAAGCGCTTCAAGACGCTTGCCTCCATACACGGCGATGCGGGTCAGGCATACAAGGTCTGGGCGTCGTTTCTCGATGACAAAGACCTGAACCTGACTACGAAACAAGGCGTAGCCTTGCTTGAGCAGATCATCAAAGCGGAAAAGCCCGATGTCGTCGTGCTCGATACAGTGCGATCTGCCTTCCTTGGTTTGGATGAGAACAACGCAGAGGCATGGGCACGAGTGAATCACCTGATGATTCGCCTACGTGACGCTGGCCTTGCAGTGATCTTCGCCCACCACTCAAACAAACCGGGCGAAAGCGGCCTTGGCCGGGAAGCGGGATCGACCGCACAGTTGACCGTGCTCGACACACAGGTGCGGATAACTCAGGTTTACAAACATGAAGAAACAGCCAAGCAAAATGCGGGGCTGTGGGATATGAATCTGGAACAGCCAGTCTGGTTTCGTATGGATGACTCTTTACCCGAGGGGTTCTCCATCAAGATGCTTCTGGAATTCCGATACAAGAAAGTGAGGGAGTGGACTGACAACCATCAATGGTGTCAGTACATCGGTTTCGCGATGGATAAGTACGGCGATGAAATCATCGTTGGCTCGAAATCACCGAAAGCCAAGGCACGGGCCGCGTTAGCAGAGGGGCGCTCTCTTGAGGAGATCGCTGACCTGTTATCGCTTCCCTACACGACAATCAAAACATGGGTAAGAGCATGAGCAAAATAAAAATGAGGGCATTGCCCTATCGAGATCATGAAGTTGAGTCCTTCAAAGATGTAGAGGGCAACTGGCGGTGTAGCGTAACAGACATGCGGCGGACGTTCCTTTCGGTAACGCCGCCATCACCAAGTCAGGGCGATGCTGTGTCTTTCGCCCGCGCTTTTATCGACGATAGGATTCAGCGTTAATCGATCAGTTCGATGGATTGCCGGGGCTGATCCTCAGTATCCCGGCGATCCACCACAGATGCGAAACTAAAAAGCACGATAATCGTTACGAAACTCACGATAATCCCTTCCCAAGAAAACAGGTGCCACATAAACTTGTGCCAACACGAACCTTTCTCAGGATTCATCAGTTCGTAGTAGTGGTGGTTTCGCTCTCGTCGCTGTTGTCCTGATCGTCTGAGCAGTCGCCTGTGTCGCCTGTGGTTTGGCATGTATCTACCGTAACCCCACCCGTGGTCGTCACAACCTCAGTGCAACCGCCAGTGACGGCCAGCAAAAGAATAACGGCGATGACTAATACCGCGCCTATGGCCCACTTTTGTAAATCTTCAGTCATATTTAATCGAGAACCTCACTTTTTTCCAGTGACATCTGCCACGTATATTCGGTGCCGCCAACCTTTGTACTCACGTACGTTGAGGAGCATCCACCTAAAAGAACTACGGCAAACACGAAAAGACTCGCCGCCATCATTACCGAGTTACGCATCAATCCTCCTCTGCTTCGTGACTTGGGTGAATCCGAGGCGGGAGGTCGTCAACATCAGGAGTCTCAGAAGACTTTGAGAACGCCGGGGGCAGGATAAACACTGTCGTACATGCCGCACAGGCATACAAGTTCACGACCTCCTGCTGTAATGCGGTTGACACCGCACCTTCTTTTTCCTGCTCAACAATGTATGCGCGCTGGATCGTGCCTACGCTAAAGAACTGTTTTCCCTCACAGGTGCGGCATACGAATGTCGGTTCATCAGGCATCAGCATCTCCTTATGTGTGAATTAAGTTGAGCGCCACCGGAACCCCGGCGCTCGCGGGTACGACACAAAACGTACGAGAGAAGATCATCCGGCTTGACCTGAGCACGAGCGTCTTTATTCTCATACACCTTTCGGTGTCTTGTCAACACCCCTTATACACCCAAAAAAACCCCCGCAAAACGCGGGGGTAATCAATCAACCGGAGGAGGAGGTTGAGATGAGGAAACGATCTTTTCAACTTTCGCTGGAAATATAGGCCTTTAGTGCTTGTTTGCATCTGCTGAACCCCGTCAGGGGGTGAAGCAGATTCTGGTCTTTTCTTCTTTTCCCCTGTACTACAGCGAAAGCGAGGGTATCAGAAATTTAGTGATCCGTCAACCCTTCGGCGTCTGTTTGGCTGTCTTGTGGTGTCCTCCACGCCCCCTGTCGGGCGTGTCGGACGTAACCCATAGTTGCATCTGAGCAGTCCATCGTATAGCATCCTTCCGCTACTTGGCATAACAATGGCTTATGGGGCGAAGGATTGAACTTACCCGCGCCCAACTGAAATGGCTCACCGACAACGCCGACTACCTGACTGAACAAGACCTAGCCGATCACGTTGGTTGCTGTATTGATACGCTCAGGCGTATTTTGATGCGAGAAGGAATCCGCTTTTACGACAACGCAAAATATGTCGTGGCTGAATCCCGAAGGCAGAAAAGGTGGGCACGCCCTTGTCTAATCTGCAAGACAAAGGAACCACGCCCGAAATGGCAATATGTCTGCAACAGATGCAAGAAGCGCCAGCGCACGGGTGATCTCGATGCCTAGCATCAAGACAATCCGAGCCAAAGGCCACACCTTCGAGCGTGACCTCGCCAAATACTTCCGTGATAACACTGGCCTCGAAGTCAGGCGCACCTGCCTCACCCAGCAGTTCCACGACCGCAAGCAGGGCCAAGAGGACTTGACTGGCCTACCCCACCTATCCATCGAAGCCAAGCGCGTCGAGAAACTGGACTTCCCCGGTGCCCTGCGCCAAGCCATCGCCAACGCACCCCCGGACTCAATCCCAGTTGTCATCAATCGCCGCAACCGCCAACCACTCGACGACGCCTACGTCCTACTCCGCCTGTCCGACTTCACAGCCCTATACCAGAAGTTCCTCACAACACTTGAGGACGGCACCCCATCATGACGTTATACGAAACCCCCGCCGACCTCGCCCACGAACAAAAACTGGCCGCCTATCTCGAAGACCACTGGCGCGCTGATCTACACAAACTACCCATACGCTACAACATCGATTTCATGGCCACCAAAAATGGCAAGCCAATCGCAGTCATCGAATTCAAACGTCGCGCCCTATCCATGTCACCACCCACCTACCCCACAATATTCCTAAGCACTCACAAACTCAACGCTGGCATCTCATGGATCACAAATTGGCGCATCCCCTTCCTCTTCATTGTTCAAGACAACACCAACGCATATTTCCAATATCGCTACGACCCCACCCACGACCTTGATATTGTCATCTCTGGCAGAACAGACCGGAACAACGATCAAGACATCGAGCCGACTGTCCATATCCCGACAACGCGCTTCAAGAGGATAAGCCCATGATTAGACCAGCCCACTATGACCTGAAGATCAAGCCACTCGAATACATCCGCGCCAACGATCTTGGCTTTGCAGAAGGCTGTATCGTGAAGTACATCTCCCGTTACAACATGCCGGGATGCGACGCCGTCTCCGATCTCCGCAAGATCATCACCTATTGCCAAGTCCTGCTCGACGAGCAGATGATGGATCAGATCAGCAAGGAC